ATGAATAAACAAATAGTTTGTTGTTACAAAGTAGTTGAAACTGATAAGTTTGGAACTGAAAGATATTTTCACGTTCGTATGTCTTATTTGCCTAAGTTTATTAGTCATTCTGTAAAGAAAGGTAGTTTAATTACTATTCTTGGGCGTGTTAATGAAGAAGTTTTTTCTGATTTCACATTTCATACGTTTATGTTTTCTGAGCATTTGCCGTTTTAATTATCCATTTATATATTACAATTATGAAGAAAGATTTTTTAGTTATTATTATTAAAGTGGCTATCTATGCCCTCGGTTTGGTAGCCGCTTACCTCGGTGTTACTTCTTTGTCCTCTTGCACTTTTTCACGTTCTTCTGTTGCTGAAGGACGTGCAACAATTATCACGTCTGATACTACATTTATCAGTCACCAAGGAGTTTTAAAAACAAAGTAATTATGTTATCTGAACAAGTTGAATTTGAAAGACGTAACGCTAAAAAAGTGCCTTTGACTTCTCAAAGGTGCTTTCATCCTGTTCGTGTGTTCAATAGATACATGAATGAATATCTCTATGTTAATTGTCGAAAGTGTGATGGCTGTTTGTCTGCTCGTTCTGCTGAACTCACTGCCAGAGTTGCGAATGAATGTAAGCAACATATCTATAGTATATTTTTTACTCTCACATATGACAATGAGCATTTGCCAGTGATGCGCTTTCATTCTCGCAACTTGTTTTTGGGTAATCGTCCTATCAGTTATGATAGGCTTAGCCGTTCTTATCTCTATCCTTCATTTGATGTTTCAGAGATTGAGGATTTCGATTTGTCTGAGTTGGTGCCTACAAATTACCCTTCTTGTGATGGTTTCGCATATGTAAATAAATATGATGTACAAAAGTGGCTTATGCGCCTACGTTCGCACATCATGCGCAATCAAGAATTTAAATATACACGTGTCAATAAACAGATAGTTCGCTTTCTTGGTTCTGCGGACTATATTAAAAATTTATCTAAAGATGAAAAGTCATTTCGTTACTTTATCTGCTCTGAGTACGGTCCACAATATTTCCGTCCACATTATCACGGAATCATCTGGTGTGACTCTGAACCACTTGCCCGATACTTGCTCAAGAATATACTTGAGGATTGGTCGCTTGGTAGTAAAACCCTTGACAAACCCTCACTCGTTAACTCTTCCGCTCCTTCCTACGTTGCGAAATATGTTAACGGCTCTACTCGCCTACCTCAAATTTTGCAAACTAAATCCTTCCACTCGTTCGTGTTGGCTTCTAAGAACCCAATTATTGGCTCTTACAAAAATGACTTGTTACAAGTCACAGACGCTTTCATTAACGGAGTTGTTGAACAGTTGCAACCAGTTGATAAGCGAGAGCCCTGCGAGTTGGCATTTGTTCCAATTTCCACGGCTCTTTGTTCTCGATACTTCCCTAAGTGCTCATCATATCGTGAAACTGATGCTTTTGGAAAATTATCTATCTTTGAAAAATATAGAAAAGGTAACTTCCGCAAAGAGTTCCGTTTAAATCCAGACGGCTCTAAAGTTCTGGTTAATAGTACTTTACAAGGTTTGCGTTATATCAATAGTTTAGGTTATAAGTATCAAGATTTCAGATTTTACCAGATGGCTAATTTCTGGACTTCTCGCCTTGTCTCATATCCAGAGCGTGTTAACGGAATTTTAACTGGAAAAATTCTGCAGAAACGTTTATCTATTGATGAGTATATTGCTTTGCTTGATAGGCTTTATAGTAATCTTGCTTTGCTTGTCCTGCGTGGTTTCTATACTTCACAAGTTAATTCTTTCAAGTTTTTTAATGATGAGAATAATGCTTTGTTTAATCTCTTTAGTTACTATCCAGATATATTTTATGAACTTCCATATTCTATGTTAGAAGAGGAATGGACCGATTCACGTTTTGATGATTTCTTTAGTACGTTTGATGTACACTATAAGATGCTTTATAATGATGATGGTTGGTTAGACCTTGCTTTTGTTAATTACGTCCAGAATAATGGACTGCAGTCCACTTTCCGTTCTTCCATTACACATGCTGTTAATGATTCTTTGAAAAATAAGAAATATAACGAATTTTATTATGAACTTTAATTAGTTTTTTTATGGCAAACAATTCTATTTTTGCAAGAAATGCACATCGTGCAAATTTGCAGCGTAATGCCTTTGATTTGTCGTTTACTTCTAAGTTTACGGCGTCTGTTGGCATGCTCCTTCCATGTTTTTGTAAGGAGGTTAACCCTAATGAGCATTTTAGAATTAACCCCGAAATGTTCTTGCGCACTGTTCCTATGAACTCTGCTGCGTATGTTCGTCTTAAACAGTATTGCGAGTTTTATTTTGTTCCTACTCGTTTGCTCTGGCGTTCTTTCCCTCAGTTTATCGCTGGCACTTCCAATCAATTTAGTACTGCCATTAGTGATGGTTCTAAGTTTGATTCAGTTCCTACTTGGGATTTTAATACCTTGTTGAAATTGCTTTCTACTTCTGGTTATGATACTTGCGGTTATCCGTTTAAGTACGGTGCCGTTCGTCTTCTTGATTTGCTTGGCTATGGTGTTAACGTTTCCAATGTTGATTCCCTTATAGCTGCTAATACTGCTAAACCTTTTACGTTTAAGGTATCACCTTTTCGAATGTTGGCTTATCAGAAAATCTACAGCGATTTTTATCGCAATCCTCTTTATGAGGCAATTGATGTTGAAAATTTTAATGTTGATAATACTTCATCATCCGCATCTATTGCAAATCAAACTGCCAGTATGATGTATCTTCGTTATCGTGATTGGAAAAAAGACTATTTTAATGCTGTTAGTCCTCAATTTCAAGGTAATGATTTTATGTCTGCATCTTTTATTCCTTTGCATTTCCCTTCTGGTACTGGTGTATCATCTGGTGCTTTCACTGATAAGTCCTCTGGTTTTCAAGGTGGTATGTATGATTTAAGTTCTGATACTTCTAAACCTCTTACCCCTTTTACTGTTGCTAATCTTCGTTCGGCTTATGCTCTCGATAAACTCTATCGTCTTATGGTTTCTGCCAAAGATGGTTCTTATAGTGAGCAAATGAAAACCCGTTTTGGTGTTGATGCTCCAGATGATGATTGGAAATCAAAGTTTATTGGTGCTATTGATGCACCTGTATCCATTGGCGATGTTACTACTACGTCTGATACTTATAATGAATCCACAAATTCTGGTGCTATCCCTGGCACTCTTTATGGAAATGGTTGGTCTCAATCTAAAGGTACTATTGATTTCACATCTAAGGAGCACGGTATTATTATGGGTATTTTCTCTATTCTTCCAGAATGTGACTATCAGAGCGACCAATTGAACCCTTTCAATACTAAGTTGAAGAGAGAAGATTTCTTTGTTCCCGAATTTGCTGACCTCGGCAAACAGCCTACTCCAATTTATCAGTTTAAATTCAATAAGGACACTGATATGTCTAAGGTTCTTGGTTGGAATCTCCGCTATAGTGAGTATAAAACATCTCTTGACATGGTGCACGGTGTCTTTAATTCTGATGACAAATTTCAGAACCAGAGTTACAATGCTTGGGTTGCTCCTCGAAACCAGATTTTGAACCAATATTCTAATGGTGCTACAGTCTCATTCTTTAAGGCGTTGCCGTCCGTTTTGAATCAAGTTATGGTTCAACAATTTGATGGTACAGAACAGACTGACCAATTTCTTGTTAACGCAGGTTTCAACGTTCAAGCTATCCGTCCTATGTCCATTTATGGAGAACCTTCTTTAAATTAATTTGTTATGAATAGACGTTCTAATTTTTTCAAGATGGCTTATCATGTTAAGCCGATTGACCCTCCTGCAACTTTTGAGGATTGTGATATTACCCCTATTATTGACCAAAATGAGGTTTCTGTTTTGTGTCCTCCTACTGAGTTTGGTTTGGTTGGTGATGTTCTTTCACGTGCTTTGCGTGCTACTTCTCCAGAAATGCAAAATTCTTTGCTTTCTCTGTTGTCTGATAATGGAATTTCACCAGATACCAAGTTTAGTTCACTTGATGATGAGACACGTATGAACCTTGTAAAGTTGCGTTGTTGTCAATCTCCTTCAGAAGTTAATGCATATTATAATGCACTTTCTTCTTACTTTGATAGTGTTAACGCTCCAGAGCCTACTCCAGAGCCTGCTCCAGAGCCTGCTCCAGAGCCTACTCCAGAGCCTACTTCTAAGGAATAGTGTTATTTACTATTCTTTTAAGCCACATGGTTTGGATTTTTTCCAAATCATGTGGCTACATGAATTTTTTAGTACTTATTTAGATATTATTTTTTATGGGTCTTTTTTCTGTAAGCAAAAATACTAAGGCTACTAATGCATCTAATGAACGCATGAATGAAGCCAATAATAAGTTGCAAATGGACTTATGGCACGAGCAACAAGAATATGATTATAAAAAATGGCAAGAGAATAATGCTTATAATGCCCCTTCTGCTCAAGTGGAAAGATTAAAGGCTGCAGGCATTAACCCTGCTTTGGCATTATCTAACATTTCATCTGGTGAAAGTAGCTCTTCTGCTGGTGGTCAAAGTATCCCGAAAACTACTGCTGCAACATATGAAAATCCTGCTAATGAGGTTAATACTAAGGTACAAAACCTTGCTCTTATCGGTAAACAATTTTCTGATATTTCTAAGCAATATGAAGAAACACGTTCTCTTCAGATGCAAAATAACTGGCAGAATGTAGAGAAGTCTGCTGCAGTAGCTTCTATTCTCAAAGATAATAAATTAAAGGATGAGGCAGTTGAAAACGCTTCACTTGCTAATAGGTTGTTTAGAGATACTTATTCGGCTAAAGTGCAACAAGAAGAAGAGAATGCCACTAATGCTTTTAAGTATGGTTTAAATTTATCTGCTCAAGGTCATTTGCTCGAACTTCAAAAAGATTCTCAAGAATATTCTAACAAGCATCTTCAACCACAGCAGTTAGAGAATATGAAAGCTACCTACGGCAACATTGTTGCAGATTCTTTTGCTAAGGTTCTTGGTGCAAAGACTATGTCCGCACTTGCTCATTCTCAAATTAGTCTTAATGAAACCCAGAAGGATGCTATTGTACAGAATATAAAAAAGGGAATTGCTGAAACTTATGGTCAAGACTTAGCCAACCAATTTAATGAACGTTCTATGAAGGCACGTATAGATAAGGCTATAGCTGACGCTACGAACTCGCAGATGAACCCTTTATGGCAAAGTTTTGGTTTTATTGGTAATTTACTTAAAGGTTTTAAATAATAATTTTTGTTTTTATCCGTTATTAGTTTATGGATTTAAATAAATTATTGAAAATACTGCTTTGTGCAGTTCTGTTTTGTGTGGTACTGTCTTTTGTACTTCGGTGTTGTGTTGCTGTGACTGCTTATAACAAGATTCAAAGTGACATTCGTGAAAATCATGAAAAGTATGATTCTTTATCATACAATTATTAATTAACGTGCGTGCGTGCATCTTTATGCGTGCGCGCGCGTTTATTTTTATGCTCAAGCTAAATGTTTATCTTT